TACGGAAAAATCTCAGTTAATTTAGAATCTGGCGAATACGAAATTATCCCAGAACAAGAATAGATTATGCCAATAATTAATTCATCCAGCTTTTTGCTATTTAAGGATGAAACTGTAATTGGTCATTCTAAAAATACATCTATAAGCTTAAGAATAGATCTACCAGATGCTACAACAAAAGACAGTTATGGATGGAAAGAGGTTATAGCATGTGCAAGAGGTGGTGAAGCAAGAGTAAGTGGTTTAACAGCTTATAATGATAGTTTAAATTTTAAGGAATTTGCAGATGCTGTTATATTAAGAACCAAACAGGTTTTTTATTTTAAACAAGATGGAAATTCTGATTTTGTAATAAGAGGAGAAGGTTTCATTTCTAGTGTAGATGAAACAGCAGAGTTTAATAATGCTACTTCTTTTGATGTAGAAATTCAATTAACAAATATCATAACTGCTGGCGATAGTAGAACGTGGGAAAATATTTTTGATTTCTGGGAAGATATTGCAAGTAATTGGGAAAATACATAAATTTATTATTTGTATATTTACATAAAATTTAAAAAATCATATTATGCCTACAACTGGAGTATTTAACGGAACAAATTTAATTTTAAAGTTTCATTCAACTGATGGATCTGAAGTTGCTGTTGGTCATTCAACAAGTGCAAGTTTAAGCTTGTCAGCTGATTTACCAGATGCTACTACAAAAGATTCAAGTGGTTTTAATGAAGTTATTGCTGGTACTAGAACAGGTGAACTTTCGTTTGAAGGTTTGGTGGCTTACGATGATTCTAATAATGCAGTTGAAGCTGCTGATTATTTAATTGCTAGAACTAAAGTATACTGGGAGTTTGGAACAAGTGTTTCAGGCGATGAAGTTTATTCAGGTGCAGGTTTTTTAAATTCAGTAGAAATGTCCGCAGAAATGGAATCACCTGTAACATACAGTGGATCAATCACTGTAACAGGAGCTATATCTAAAGCTACAAACTAAGATTAAAAAGTAAAATAACCAGGCACAGGTTTTTCTTGTGCCTTAATTTTATATATAATGGCAAACAAGAAAAGAGGTTACTACACTATTAAATTAGGTGGTAAAAATAGAGTCATGCACTTTAGCATGAATTTTTGGGCAAACTTTACAGATCTTTTGGGAATTTCGTTAGATGAAATTGCAAGTATTTTTGAAAAGGGAGTTTCAATAAAAATGATTAGATCATTAATTTATTCAGCACTTTTAGCGAATGATCAGGAAAACAATAATGAAATTGATTACAATGAATTTAGTGTTGGAATGTGGTTAGAAGATTTTGATGCTAATAAATTAGATGAAGTTGTAAAAGCTATGATGGAATCACGTATTTTAGGGAATGATCTAAATGCTGGATTAAATCGTAATGTAAAGCAAACGACTAAGAAGGGAAAGTAACTACCCAACTGACTTGGGATTCTTTAATTGATTTTTATATTGGTCAAGTTGGGATTAATCCAAATGAATTTTGGAGTTTTACATGGAAAGAAAATCATTTATTAGGAGAATCATATTTGATAAAACAGAATCTAGAGTGGGAAAGAACAAGATTTATTTCTTCAATGATTTACAATGTAAATTGTAGTAAAAAATCACAAATGATTCCACCAGACAAATTATTTAGTTTACCACAAGATGTTTATTTAGAAAGGGGCAAAGCAAAATCTACACCAGAAGAATTTCAAGCATTTAGAGATCGAGTTAGCAAAATGAAGTTTAAAGACATAGATTAATATTTACTATTTTTGTAAAAACTTATTTTATGGCAGATAACAAATTAAGGTATTATATAACAGGAAATGCCGCAGGTCTAAATAAAGCACTTACTTCTGCTAGTGCTAAAGTACAATCATTTGGAAAAAAAATTAGTGGAGTTGGTGCATCATTACAAAAGTTTAGTGCTATTGGTGCATTGGCTGGAGGTTCAGCTATTAAGATGGCTATGGATTTTGATAAAAACATTACCCAGATTGAAGCATTAGTAGGTACATCAGGACAAGCATTACAAGAGTTTTCAGATGCTGCTAAAAATATGGCAAAAGAAACTGGCATATCTTCAGCTAAAACAAGTGAGGCAATGTTTTTTATTGCTTCGGCTGGTTTGGAAGGTGCTGAAGCTATATCGGTTTTAGAAGCTGCTTCAAAAGCATCTGCATCAGGTTTGGGGGATGTGGCAACTGTTGCTGATTTAGCGACATCTGCTATGAATGCTTATGGTTCGGAAAATTTAAATGCAGAACATGCAACAGATATTTTAGTTGCTGCTGTAAAACAGGGTAAATTAGAAGCATCAGAATTAGCAGGTTCAATGGGATCTGTAATTCCAACAGCTTCTGCTTTGGGAGTTAGTTTTGATGAAGTTGGTGCTGCGATGGCTGCGATGTCTAGAACTGGTACAGATGCGGCAAGTGGAGCTACTCAGTTAAATGCAATTTTAATGGGATTAACTAAAACAACTCCTGCTGCACAAACTGCATTTGCTGATATGGGATTAAATGCTAGTGATTTAAGAGCAGAATTAGCTGAAGAAGGTGGTTTAATTAGTGTATTAAATAAATTAAAAACTGGTATTGATGGAAATGCAGATGCTGCTGCTGCTGTTTATCCAAATATAAGAGCATTAAAGGGTGTGTTAGATTTAACTGGTGCAGGTGCAGAGGATGCAAGAAAAATATTTGAAGAATTAGCTAAGGCACAGGGATCTACAGCAAAAGCATTTGATGTGACTTCTAAATCTGCTTCTTTTAAATTAAAAAAATCATTAAATATTGCGAAGGAATCATTTAAAGAGGTTGGAACTGTTTTATTAAATCAGTTGTTACCAGTATTAACTGGATTGTTAAATGGGATTAAAAATATATTTAGTGCTTTTACAAATTTAGATTCAGGAACTCAAAAATTAATTGCTGGATTAGGAGTTATTGCTTTAGCATTACCAACATTAATAACTGCATTCGGTGGTTTAGTTAGTATTGTCGGAGCATTAATGTCGCCATTAGCATTGATTACTGCTGCTTTAGTAGGTATTGCTTATGTAATATATAAGAATTGGGGTGAAGTAGCACCTGTTATAGTTGGGTTATACAATCAATTTGTTGATTTATATAATTCATCTTTAAATTTAAGAAAAGCAATATTTGGAATAGGTGCAGTATTTAAATCAGTATTTATTGGAATTAAAATTATTGTCAAAGGTTTTATAAATTCATTTAAAACTTTATGGAAGTTAATTAAAGAATTTTCAGAAAAAGGTGTTAGGGGTTCATTTGGGGATATTTTAGAGCAAGGGTTTGAAGATGGTAAGCAAATTGCTAAAGATGGCGCAAATGAGATCGGAGAGGCATTTACGGATGGATTTGAAGATGCTTTAGGATCTAGATTAGAAAAGAAAACTGTTGATCAATTAAATACTTCATTAACAAATGCTACTGAATCTGTAAAAGGCAAGGTTAAAGGATTGTTTGATGATTTCATGGGAGGTTTTGGTTTGTCTACTGCTGGAGGTGGTGGTGATTCTGGTGGTGGTGATTCTAGTGTTGCATCTGGTGGTGGTGAAGAAGAAAAAGATCCTATTGAAGAAACAATCGAAAAAGTAAGTGCATTTAAACAATTATTAGAAGCGACAGCTAATAGTGCTGAGGTAGTCGGTGAAGGAATTAAAAGTGCGTTTTTAAATGCTTTTGAGGGTATGATGGAAGGAGAAAATGTTTTTAAAAGTTTAATACAGGGATTAATTGGATTAATAAAAAAATTAATTGCAGCTGCTATTGCTGCATTTGTTTTATCTAAATTAGTTGGTGGCTTAGGTATTGGTGGCAAGGATGCTTTTAAAGGGATGGATGATTTTAAATCATTGTTTACTTCATTCTCAGGAATTGAAATGGCTAAGGGTGGGATAGTTTCTACTCCTACCTTGGCAACTGTTGGAGAATACCCAGGTGCTAGACAAAATCCTGAAGTTATAGCACCATTGGATAAATTAAAAAATCTCATTGGTGATAGCGGTGGAGGATCAAAAGTTCAAGTAGGTGGGCAGTTTACTTTAAAAGGGCAAGATTTAGTTGTAGCTTTACAAAGAGCAGATCGTAATAGAAACAGAATAAAATAATGGCATACGGGGTTAAATTTAGATTAGAATTTTCAGATGATAATTTGAAAGGTAAAAAAATTGAAATCCTTAAAGATGGTTATACTGGATCGGTTTTAGATCTTATTGGAACTAGTGATCCTTTACAAATATCATGGGATCAAGATGATGATTTTTACGATCCTATTATTGGATCTACTTGTCAAATAAATCTTTTTGTTACAGATACAACAAATTATGATGATTTTTATACAGCAGATGAAAGAGAATATAAAATTAAAATATCATATAAAGATGCTAGTAATAATTACCAAACATATTGGGAGGGGTGGTTATTAGTAGATCAATTTCAAGAAGCTATTACTAATACTCCATTTCCGATAACCTTGAGGGGTTATGATGGTTTAGGTAGTTTAGATGGATTTACTCAGCCATTAGTTACCTCAAGCGGTACTCAACTTGTTGGGGTTTTTATGGTTCACATACATGAAATTTTAGAAAATATAAATTTAGGTTTTGATATATATGTATCAAATGATATACAAAGAGATGGTGCAATAAGTGGATATAATGTATTTGATCAGGCATCATGTGGTGCTAGTAGTTTTTTTACAGATGGAGTAGATCCGAAAACTTGTAAAGAAGTTTTAGAACAAATTTTAAAATTCACTAATTCTAGGATTTTTCAAAGTTATGGAAGATGGTATATAATAAATAACTCAAGTTATTCAGAACAATCAGTAAAAGACAGCTCTGCTAGTACTGCTAATGGTGGTTCTTTACCAACTGGAATAAGAGCAGCAGAAACATCTAGCTTACAAACTAATAATGATGAAGACATTAAATATCATATTTATAATTCAGATGGAGTTTATCAATCAACAAGTACAGTAAATGCTTTATATAGTGTACCTAGTAATTTACTACCTATTGGAAATAATTTAACAAAAGAATTTTTAAGACCTATAAAAAAAATTACTCAGAAAGTTGATATGGCTGGTTTTTTTAGCACTAATATTATAGGAAATTCAGGTTTTGAATTTGGAACATCAGGATGGACGTTAACAAATAGTAGTGTCGATAACACATTTAGTTTTCAAGGTGATGGATCATTAAAATCAACTAATATAAAAACATCAGCTAATGGAACTGGTGTTACGGCTGAATTAGCTAATTACATAGATGAATTTGGTTCGGAATTTATAGGTTATAGATTATTAATTAATAATTTTTTTAATTCTACATCTGGTCAAACTAGAGGTTTTAGATGGCAAGTTAAAGCAGTAGCTTTTACAATACCAGGAGATCCACCAATAGCAACTAGATATTGGGGTGCTGATGATACATGGACAACAACAGCTACAATCAATGAGGTTGAAGTTGTTAATAATAGAAGATGGAAGTCATATACATTTAATATAAGTTCTTTGCCTAATAATTCTTGGAGGTTATATTTTTATTTATATGATCCATACCAAACTGGTAGCACATCAGGATTTACAAGTACACATTGGGATTCAATTATATTTGATAAAGTTTATATAAATTCAAGTGGTCAAAGGTCGGAAATATTTGAAAAATTTGATTTATTACAATTTGTTAGAAGCAGAACAGGAAATTTTAGCGGATTAATTACAACAGATGATTTAATATTAACTAATGAAGAATATGGCAAAATAGATGGTGATTTTTATAGATCGAGAGACAAAACAAACTATTTAAAGTCATTAGAAAAAATTACAACTCAACAAGTGTTAAATGATTATAGATCTTTTGTATCTAGATATGAAGGGGATTTATATAATAATAATAATAATCCTTTAGGATTACATAATAAAATATGGGTTAATTTTGGCACTAGTGTTTTACAAGAACCAGTAAGTTGTTATATAGACAGTTTATCTTATAATGTCAAAAGAAATACTTATTCAGTTATAATGCATGTACCTAACCAAGATGATGATTTAAGCTCATCATTTGTTATTAAATTTTAAACTTTTTTCTTTTCCTGTTTGCTGCTGGGCATTCCTTTTTAATTAAGGGGGTGCCCTTTTTTTTTATAAATATTCTTTTATTTTTAAAATTATTTTTATAAATTTGTTAAAAAATTATTATTATGTTTAAGTATTATTTTGATGAAGAAAGGAAAAAATTAGGGTTACATAAACAAGTTGTAGCTAAAATGCTTTCTTTTACAATGCCAACGTTGGCATCGAGATTAGAAAACCCAGGAACTTTTAAAAGTAGTGAAATTAAAATTTTAAAAGACATTGGGTTTGTCGAATCAATGAATCGTTTAATTTAGAAAATTTATTATTTATGAAATCTGTAAACATTAAGGGAAAGGAATATATTACAGTCAATGAAAGATTGATATATTTCAGAAAACAAGCTGTCTTTAAAGGATGGCGAATTGTTGAAGATCTAATTGATCTCAATGAAAAAGAGGGTGTGTTTAAAGTTAGTATTGTCGACATTGATGACAATATTATATCAACAGCACATGCTCAAGAATATAGGGATTCAAGCTATATTAATAAAAGTTCATTTTTAGAAAATGGATTTACTTCTGCATTAGGAAGGGCATTGGGATATTTGGGTATCGGAATTGATACCTCTATTGCTTCGGCAGAAGAATTAGTAAATGCATTGAATAGTCAAAGTATTCAAAAGAAAAAAAATACAAATCAGTTTAATCAAAATCAATTTAAAAATGTCAAATTCTAAGAAAACTACTACTTATTATGATGGAATAAGAATATTCCAAAAAAAAGAAAATCAACCATGCTGGAGTGGTGTGATAACTCCTAACAAATTTATTGAGTTTTTAAAATCTGGTAAAGCAGATGGCGGAAAATCTGAATATAATGGTGAAACTCAATTTAAATTTAGTTTGTGGGTTAATGAGGATGGATCTGCTAGTATGTCGGTCAATGATTATCAACCTAATCAACAAGTTAAAGTTGATGAAGGTAAAGATGATCTACCTTTTTAAGCAGCAAAAAGGGAAAGAGGGCAGCCAAATGGTTGCCTTTTTTTTTGTTTTATTTTGATTATATAAAATATTTTTTTAAATTGAAAGAAAATTTATAAATTATGAAAGTAACTAAAGTAACTAAAATCTATCGACCCATGCGAATGTTTGGGAATTTATTAAAAGACATATTTAATCCTGAAAAATCTTTGCATTTTTGGGTTAGAGTTAAAGAAATAGCATATACAGAAAAAGAAAAAAAACAACATATTCAAGCAGTAATTAATTTATTAAATAAAAAAATAAAAGTAAATGAAGGGATTAAAAGTAGTTAAAGACAGTAATGATATTTACCATTCGCATACAAGTATTTCAGCAAGTGGTTTAAAATATATTAGTAAATATTCTGTTTATCATTATATAAATCAGTTACCCAGGGAAACAACCTCAATGGCATTTGGAACTGCTGTACATCAAGCATTATTAGAACCTGTGGATTTTTATGATATTTATTTTGTATTGCCTGAAATTGGTGATTTAAGAAAAAAAGAAAATAAAGAATTAAAAAAACAGGCAGAAGAAAAAGCAGAAGGCAAAATTTGTTTATCATTTCAAGATCATGAAAGGATTAAAAAAATAATTCAAAATTTTAAAAAAAATAAATTAGCTCAACATTATTGTAGTGGTGAAATTGAATTATCACATTATTTAAAACATGATAATATTGATGTAAGAGTAAGACCAGATATAATTAATCATGTAGCTAATTTTATTTGTGATGTCAAAACTTGTCAGGATGCTTCGCCACAAGCTTTTAGAAGGGATGTATATAAATTTAATTATGATTTACAGGCGGCATTTTATATGGATATGCTAGGCATTTCAGAATTTAAATTTGTAGTATGTGAGGTAAACCATCCTTATACTGTTGTAGTTCATACATTAGATAAGGAGTTTATAGAATTAGGTAGGCAAAAATGGAAAAATGCTTTTGAGTATTGGAAGCATTATGTAAAAACTAATGAAGTTTCTTTGTACCATCCTGAAACATCTTTTAGTACTATTGATGAAGATGGATCATATTTAATAAAAAAATAATGATAAGTAAATTTAAAAATGCAGTTAATAAACATTTTCATTTAGATATAAGTGAAGTAAACAGACAATATGAATATGTAGTGGCTAGATCCTGTTTTTATAAAATTTGCAGGGATATTGTTGGATTAAGTTATGCTAAAATTGCTCAAAGTGTTGGCAAAAATCATGCAACAGTATTACATGCGTTAAAGGAATTTGAAAACATTTTGGCTTGTGATCCTATTATGAACAAAAAATGTCAACAACTTTTTGACAAGTTTGAATATTACAATAAAAAAAAACATAACATGACTCTGGATCAGTTAGTTAAGAGTTACAACATGCTGTTAATGGAGAATGATATTTTAAAAAAAGAAGTCAAAGATTTAGAATTAACTATATATTATTTAGCAGATTTGGAATAATTTTTTTTAATTTTATAAAAAAATTTTATGCCGAATCCATTTAATAAATATTTAGGGAAAGAAGATAGAATGCAAAATAAGGTTATGAGTTATATAAAATATAATTATCCTAGTGCAATTTACTCTCATGTATCTAACGAGGGTAAAAGATCGCCTTTTGAAAGATATAAGATGAAATTTCTGGGAGCAAAAGCTGGTATTCCTGATGTCATGATATTTTCACCTAATAAAGAATTTAATGGTTTAGCTATTGAATTAAAGGTTGGTTATAATAAACCATCTGATAATCAGAAAAAATGGTTAAAGGATTTAAAAAATTCTGGTTGGCATACGACATGGTCAAATGACATTGAAAGTGTATATAAATTAATTGATAATTATTTTAATGATGAGCAAATCTAGATCTTTATATTACGATGAAGAACTACAAAGGGTTAGATGGACAACTACATCAAGTGATAATTTTACCTATAATTATAAGTATCTAGGAGAAGCTACTGAAAATGAATTAACAATGATGTGTGAATTATTGGCATTTCTTTATGAAGACAAAGATATTTCCTATGATGAATTTTATAAGTTATATACTGATTTTAGGTATTTTTGTGACAGGGTGAAGGGGTTCGTTGATGAACAATAATTTTTAGAAAATTTATGAAATATAATATTATTATCAAACCTAAAAAGTTTGACAGGTTTACTATTGTGCCTAATTATATCCTGAGGCATACTGGTGTTAGTGTAGGAGCTACTGGTTTATATGCTTATTTATTTTCCCATGAATCTACTCAGCAAATTACTGTTGAATTTATATGTAATCATTTTAAAGAAAATAAAACTGCGGTCAGAGCAAAAATAAATGAGTTAATTGATCTAGGATATATTGAAAGGGATAGGGTATATATTGAAGGAAGATTTAAAGGTTATAATTATAGGTTAAGAGCTAAAGCTAAATCAGAAATACTGAAGTCAGAAAAATTGACTTCAGAAAATCAACCACAAAGTAATACTAATAATAATACTACTATAATAAGTAATACTAATGTTTTAGATCATTTTGTTAAATTATTCCCAAATAAATTTCACCCTAAATCAGATGCTCAGATAAAAAAATGGAATGTGATTTTAGATCAAATTGAGAGGATTGATGGATATGATTTAAGAAAGGTTTATAAAATAGTTAAGTTTATAAGAAATCATCATTTTTGGAAAAATCAATTTTTAAGTTTACCAAAATTAAGAAACTTAGATAAGAATGGCGACAAATGGATTCATAGATTTGATGCAGTTTATAGTGAGGAGAATAAACCCCTGGCTTTTAAAAAGATTAAAAATTTAAAGAAATTTTATTTGTATAGTGATTTAAGTGGAATTAAAGGATTAGGAGCAGAATTAAAAAATGGTACTGATTTAAATATGTTTAATCTTCAACAGGTTTTGAGTGATCAGGAAATAAAAGAAATAATAGAATTTATAAATGAATAAAGGACAGATTTTTATTTTAGATGAATATGAAAGAGCTATAGTTGAGCTATCTGCTAATCAACGACATCAAAATAAAATTAAAACAGGATGGGATGGATGTGGAACTGTAAATGAAAATTCTTCATTTGAATTAGATAGGGATGGATTTGGTGCTGAATTTATTTTTTGTAGAGAATTAAATTTATATCCTGATTTTAAAATACATAATACAAGTAAAAGATTTGGTACAGATGATTATGATGCTAAATGGTGTGGGATGTCTGTTGATGTTAAAGTAAATAGAAACTATAAAAATCCATTAATGATCCCAGAAAGATTAAAAACTAACTGTGATTTGTTTGCTTTGTTTAGTTGTATCTATCCTAGATATAGATTTGAAGGTTTTGCAACGAATAGAATGATTTTTAAAAAATATAATTTGAAAATGACAAGAGTTATGGCTTATGTTTTAGAAAAAGACAAATTATTAGACAAAAAAGATTTAGATATTTAAAATTTTTTTTTATATTTAAAATATATTTATGACAAACTTAGAAAAGCTCAGGGATTTAGGAATTAATATTAAAAGAAATTCAGGTGGTGAAAAAACTACTTGCCCAAAATGTTCACATACTAGAAAAAATAAAAAAGATCCATGCTTATCAGTTGATATTGATAATGGATTATATCATTGTCACCACTGTGGATGGAATGGCAATATTATTTTTAAAAAGAAAATTGAATATGTATTACCTCCAAAAATAAATACTAATTTAAATGATCGCATTATAACATGGTTTAGAAATAGGGGAATTTCTGAACCTACTTTAGTGCATTTTAAAATAGGAGAATCAGTTGAATATATCCCACAATTACAAAGTAAAAGAAGGGTTATTAATTTTAATTATTATAGAGATAATCAAATTGTAAATATTAAGTATAGGGATGGGGAAAAGAATTTTAAATTAGTTTCTGGTGCAGAATTAATTTTTTATGGTTTAAATAATATTAAAGAATTAGACAAGTGCTATATTGTTGAAGGTGAAATTGATGCTTTGACTTTACATGAAGCTGGTTTATATACTGTAGTTTCTGTACCAAATGGTGCTAATAAAGGAAAACAAAAATTAGATTATTTAGATAATTGCTGGGAATATTTTGAAAATAAAAAACAAATTATTTTATGTACAGATAATGATGACCCAGGTTTATCATTAAGAAATGAATTAGCTAGAAGGTTTGGGGCTCACAGGTGTAAATATGTAGAATTTGGTGATTATAAAGATGCTAATGAAGTTTTAGTTGAAAAAGGTGCAGAGTATTTAAGAAATATTATTAAGGATGCTAAAGATTTTCCTATTGAAGGTATTATAAATATTGATAATATTTGGCAAAGTGTTTTAAATTATAATGATAATGGTGTTGAAAATTTTTCTATTGGCTTAGAAGGTGGGGATAGCTATTTTAAAATGGCATTTGGCGAATGGTCAGTAGTTTCAGGAATACCTAATTCAGGTAAAAGTGATGTATTGGATCAGGTTTTATGCAATATTGCTATGAAGCATGATTTTAGATGTGCTATGTTTTCGCCTGAATCATTTCCATACGAAGGACATATAAAAAGAATAGCAAATAAATTAATGTCTAAAAATTGTGATAATGATGATTTAAATGATGTTAAAGATTTTATTGAAGAACATTTTTATTGGATCAAAATTGATTTAGAAAATTTAACATTGAAATCAATATTAGATTCATTTAAACAATTAGTATTTCAAAAAGGCATAAATGTTTGTGTCATTGACCCATGGAACATGCTAGATCACTCTGCTCAAAGGGATCACTCATATATAGGAAAAACATTATCAGAATTAACTCAGTTTTGTCAACAAACTAAAACTCATTTGTTTTTAGTTGCACATCCTAGAAAGATTGAAAGTGAAGGAGGGCAATATAAAAAACCAACTCTTTATGACATTTCAGGATCAGCAGATTTTTTTAATAAAGCATATAATGGAATTATAGTTTACAGAAATATTGGGCAAAGGACAAGCTATGGATCTGACTCAGTAAAAATATTTATTGAAAAAGTTAAAAGGAAAGAAAATGGACAATTAGGTTCTTTTGATGTCGCACCTGATTTTAAAAATGGAGGTGTTTATAAATCAGTCAGTCAAACAGAAAAAAAGTTTCAAGTAATTAAAGATAACGATATACCTTTTTAAATATGACTATTAAAGAAATGCAAAAAATTTATAGTAAAATACCTTATTCAAAAAAAAAGAGAATTTGGGAAATTATAAATATTATAAATAGTAAAAAATTGAGTAATGAAAAAAAAGTTGAATTAATAAAAAAAAAATTATGGAAAACGAATTAGAAAATATCAGACAAAATGTAATTGCATCAGCATCATATTTTTCAAATATTTATGCTATAATAGATTTTTTAATTGAATCTATTAATGAAGGTGATATTGTTAAATCCCAAAAATTATTTAATGAACTTGTTAATGATATAAAATCTCTAGGTATTGAAAACAGTTCAGTTGAACAAAAGTTATATGATTTAATAAAAAAAAATAAATATAAAAAATGAATAAAAAAGAATTTCAGAGAATTAAAAAAAGTTTAGATGCTTATTCAAAAGCAATAATGGAAGCCAAACAACCTGAATATACTAACAATGATGATGATGTATTAAGGAATTTTAAAAATGTTTCAGAAAATTTAGGTTTAAAACCACAGGAAGTTTGGGCAGTTTATTTTTATAAGCACATTCAAGCTATTTTATCACATGCTCACAATCCTGAAATGATTGAAGCAGAACCTATACAATCTAGATATGCAGATGCTATAAATTATTTGTATTTAGGTTATGGTTTATATATTGAAAAACTTGTCAAGAAACAAAACAAAAAAGACATAATATCAGGAACAGAATGATATACAATCAAGATTGTTTAGAAGCTATGAAAGATATGTCAGATAATCAGTTTGACTTGGCTATTGTTGATCCTCCTTATAGAAATGCAAATGAAAATGATATGCCAAAATATAATAGAGATATAATAAAAAAAGGTAGGTTAAAAGATTGGAATGATAAACCAAATAAACAATATTTTAATGAATTATTTAGAGTGAGTAAAAATCAAATAATATGGGGTGCTAACAATTTTAGTTTGCCAAACTATAAAGGATTTGTAATTTGGAGAAAATTAAGTATTTCAGAAAATTTTAATATGAGTATGTGTGAAATGGCTTTTATATCTAATGGATTAGGTACAATATCAAAAATGTATTCTCAAGCTCCACAACAAAAAATAAGAATACATCCTACTCAAAAACCTGTAAAACTTTATGAGTGGTTATTGATTAACTATGCAAAAAAAGGTGATAAAATATTAGATACTCATTTAGGTTCTGGAAGCATAGCAATAGCTTGTCATAATTTAGGTTATGACTTAACTGGTTATGAAATTGACAAAGATTATTATGAAGCTGCAATAAAAAGAATAGAGCAACACAAATCACAAATAAGAATGTTTTAATATGAATAAATATTTAAAAGCTCAATCATGGTGCTTGGATCAAGGAATTAAAGTTTATATAGTTCCTATAAAACAAAGAAAAGAATGTAATATTGAAGTTAATGATAATGGAGTCATTACAAAATCACCTCATACATATAAAGATCAAAGTGTTGCAAGTAGCAAAATCTGGGATTTAATTTTATATTTGTATGAGCAAAGCAAAGTAAATGGAAAAAATTGATATTAAGTTAGTTAAAGAAAATACTAATAATCCTCGATATATTAGTGCAAGTAAATTCAAAAAATTAGTTAATTCTATAAAAGAATTTCCTGAAATGTTAGACAAAAGACCTATTGTTGTAGATGAAAACATGATTGTATTGGGTGGAAATATGAGATTAAAAGCATGTAAAGCTGCTGGATTGAAAGAAATTCCAATTAGTATTGCTGATGATTGGAGTGAAGAAAAGAAAAAAGAATTTATAATAAAAGATAACATTGGCTATGGTGAATGGGAATGGGATATAATTGCAAATGATTATGATTTAGAGGTTTTAGAAAATTGGGGTTTAGATGTTCCTATTGATGATCAGATTGATGATTTAGAAGATGATGATGAAATTGAATTACCACAATCAGTTCAGTTAGAACCACCAAAAGAATATATTTTAATAATGGCAGAACCTAATTCAGTAGATTGGGAGGATCTTAAAGAAACTTTAAAGCTAAAGATGGTCAGAAGGGGTGGATATAAAAAGGGATCTGCTTTTGATTCAGTAGCAATAGAAAGGGTTATATGGTGGTCAGATTTTAAAAAAAGATATGTTAATAGCAGTACCAAGTAAAGGAAGGGCAGGTTTAACCTCCACAGATAAAATATTAAAAGAATCAGCAGTTTTTTTTATTCCTGAATCTGAATACCATCAATATAAAGGAATAGTTAAAAACATAGAATGTGTGCCGAAAGATGTTCAGGGAATAACTAAGACAAGAAATTGGATTTTAAAAAACACTAGCGAAAAAAGGGTAGTCATGATTGATGATGATGTAGTAAATCAGGGATACAATTTTTTAGATACAAGAAGAACTAAGAAAATTCAGATTAAAGAAGAAGGATTTTGGATTGAAGAATTTTTAAAGTATTTTGACATAACTGAGCAAATGGGTTATAAAATATGGGGAACTAGAACAGAAAGTTCACCCAGGGGATCCTATCCATATAAACCAATATTAACCAGAACGTATGTAACTGCTTCATTAATGGGTATTATAAATGATGGCGAATATCTGTTTGATGAAAATTTTCCTGTTAAAGAAGATTATGAAATATGTTTAAGGCATATAAAAGATAAGGGGGGTATATTAGGAATAAGATATTTGCATTGGGAAAATAACCATTGGGTGAAAGATGGAGGATGCAAAGATTATAGAACAATCGAAATGGAAAAATCATGTATTAAAAAGCTTATTAGGTTATATCCAAATATGATTTCAAAGGTTTCAAGGAAAGCAAATCAATTTACAATTCAATTAAATATTTAAAATATTTTTATTTTTTTAAAAAAAACTTTGTCATTTAAAATATTCTTTTTATATTTGAAGTATAATAATCAAATAAAAAAAAGTTATGAATGCAATTAAAGTTGAAAAAAGTTTAAAAATTAGAAAAATAGAAAAAAACTGGACAACTCTTACTAGAGTTGAAAATGGATCTTTTAACATTCCATTTGAAAGAAAAACAGAATTTGAATATGTTTCAAATAAAATTAATTTTAATAACCTTAATGGTTTTCAAAAAGTAGCTATTGAAAGTTTAACTACAATGATTTTAAAATCTGATGCAAGTGCATTTGATCACATTTACCCTGATGGAGAAAAAAATGAGCTTTGCTATTTAGTTTCACATCAAAACAAAACTTATTTAGTTAACAATGAAGGTTTCAATTATTCTAGATATTTAATCGAATTAATAAATTACTAATATGAAAGCAGAATTTGAGGTGTTCGGTTATAGTGTAGATTACAGAGTCAATGGTAAATTCATTGGCTCTTTAAAAATAGATTCACCAGACAGAGATAATGTCGGTTATCATGGAAGAAGATTAGAAGTTTTAAATGAAGATCTAAAAATAGGTAAAAAAACTATTAAAAAGGGTACAGAGGTTTTAACAGAAATGTTTCCTTTGTGTGGAAGAATCAAAGGTTCTTATAAAGATCAAATAAATATATTGTTTAATTCAAGAATAAATTATAATGGCTAAAGAATTTTTTGTACATAGAATAATAAGTATGCATCAATCAGATGGAGTTGTACATATTGAAGCAGAAGTTGATTCATGGGAAGAAGAAGTTAATGTAATACATCTTGAATGGAATGCAAGTGGATTATTAGATGATATTCCTTCTTTATATGAGTTTGCAGATAAAGCAGAAAAAGGGTGGTTAAAACATAGAAAGAAAAAATATATTGAATTTAAAAAGAAAATAAATAAATAAATTGAAAAAATATTTTGTTTTTTAAAAAATATTTGTATATTTGAGTATAATTAAAAACAAAACAATTTAAAATTATTATTATGAAAGCAATTATTTGGAAAGACAAAACTATAACTTACAAAAAAGGAAATTCAACTTATACTGATAAAATAGTAGATGAAAATGAAGAATTTTATACAGTTGTTGGTGTTGGATCTGGTGAAGTACTTTGGAATGCAGGTTTTGAAGTTAGTAGCAGAGTATATAAAAATCCAATAGATTTAACTAAAATATGATTTATTAAAAAATAAAACAACTATTGGAAAGCTTGTTTTTAAGTGCAGATCCGACTACAGTGAGTCACAGTTTAGGATTTGTACTTTTTTTTTGTTTAATTTTGTAGCATGGAAAAACGACAAAATACGACACTTAAAAAAAGGGCGATGATTGAAGCATTGGAAAAAACTATGGGAATAGTTTCTCCAGCTTGTAAGTTAGTTGATATACATAGGGCGACACATTATAGATGGTTAAATGAAGATCCTGAATATAAAAAAGAGGTTATGGATATTGAGAATGTTGCTTTGGATTTTGCTGAAAGTAAATTAGTTGAAAATATTAGGGATAAAAAAGAATCATCAATATTTTTCTATTTAAAAACTAAAGGGAAAAAAAGAGGGTTTGTTGAACGACAGGAGATCCAACATGACACTAGCATAAGCAGTAAATTAATTGAATGGACACCAGCAAAGGACAAAGAAGAATAAAGGAGCTTTGTAATAAACAATTTTATGAAGCTGTAAATTCTCAAAAAAGATTAAGAATATTTCAAGGGGGTACAAGATCAGGCAAATCATGGAGTTTGCAACAATATTGCTTGTATCTTATGACAATTACAAAAGATCCAATTACTATTTCAATAGTTAGAAAAACGCTACCAGCACTTAAAAGGTCAGTTATAAGAGATTTCCTTCATATATCAAAAAACTTAGGTATTTATTGGCAAGGGGTACATAATAGATCAGAAAATATATTTGAATATAATGGGCATACTTTAGAATTTTTTAGTGCAGATGATGCTCAAAAGATTAGGGGTTCTGCTAGGGATATCTTATGGCTAAATGAAGGAAATGAATTATTATATGAAGATTTTAGGCAGTTGGCTATGAGAACTAGAGGGCATATTTTAATTGATTTTAACCCTTCAGATCCCATACATTGGATATATGATTTAATGGATAGAAATGATGCAGATACTTTTATTTCAACTTATAAAGACAATAAATTTCTTCCTGAAGAATTAATAAATGAAATTGAAAGAATTAAGGAAAAAGATCCTGATTATTGGAGGGTTTATGGTGAAGGACAAAGAGCAGTATTTAGTCAAAGACAAATATTTATGAATTGGGAATACATACCCTGGTCAGAGTTTCCAGAGTTTGATGATACAATTGTTGGCATTGATTTTGGCTATTCTCAGGACGTTGCAGCAGTTTGTGAGGTCGGAAAGGTAGGCGACAATTTATTTGTGCATGAATGGTTATATAAAAAAGGAATGACCAACAGGGATCTCGCAGAGTTTTTAAAAGACAATAATTTAAATGAAAAATTAACTTTTTGTGACTCAGCAGAACCAAAGAGCATTGAAGAATTAAAGCAAATGAATGTTTGGGCAAAGCCATCAATTAAAGGGCAAGGATCAGTAAATGCAGGTATTTCATTATTAAAAGAGTTTGATATAATAGTTTCAAATGAATCTATTAATTTTAGAAAAGAACAACAAAGTTATTTATGGGAAGAATTAAAGGATGGTACAATTATTAATAAACCAGTTGATAAAATGAACCATTTGATGGATTCCCTGCGTTATTGTGTTTATTCTAAATATAAAAATAGAAATGATTTTTTTGTAGTATAATAAAAGAATTTAATATTTTGTATTTTTACAGAAAATTTTATTTTAATGGCATCATTCTTTGACAGATTCAAAAATCTTATAGTTAAAAACTCACAACAGACAGCGAAAGAATATAACCAAGCTATTTATAATTTTCTAGGACAATCAGTTGTTTGGAATCCTGAGAATGATGAAAATTATATTAATGAAGGTTATAGAAAAAATGCAACAGTTTATTCAATCATTAATTTAATAGCAAAATCGGCATCTAGTGTGCCTTTGTGTGTTTATGAAAAAGTAAATGATAATGAATTGAAAAGATATAAAGCTATGACATCTGGGATGTTAGATCCTACAATAATGCACAAAGCTAATATGATTAGGAAACATGCTTTAGTTGAATTAGAGCATACTAAATTGCATGAATTATTAGATCGACCTAATCCAGCACAAAGCTATGCAAGTTGGATTAGTGAATTAGTTGCTTTTGGTAAACTAACAGGTAACAGATATATCTATGGGATAGCACCTGAAAGTGGTGATAATATTGGAAAGTATAAAGAGCTTTATGTAATGCCTTCGCAAATTATGGAGGTTGTAAGTGGTGGTATTTTAGAACCTGTTAAATCATATAGAGTTGAATATAATTCAGAACAAAGAGATATACCAGCAGATCAAATATGTCATATAAAAGATTTTCAGCCACATTATGATGGATCTGGTTCACACTTATATGGGCAATCGCCATTGAAAGCAGGATTTAGAGCTATGACAACAAATAATGAAGCTGCTCAAACTGGTGTTCGATATTTACAAAATCAAATGGCTAGAGGTGTTTTAATGAGTGAAGAAGGGGATTTGAATGAAGTTCAAGCTCAACAATTAAAAGATAAATTTAGATCTAACTATCAATCTAGTAACAATGCTGGTGATGTCATAATAACTCCAAAAAAATTATCATGGGTTAACTTTGGATTATCTGCATCAGATTTATCATTGATCGAGCAATACAATGCATCTGTGAAAGATCTTTGTAATATATTTAATGTACCAGTACAATTATTAAATAATACTGAAACATCAACATATAACAATCAAAAGAGTGCTAAAGCTGCTTTATATCAACATGCAGTAATGCCTGAATTATATAAAATTAGAGATGAGTTAAATAGATGGTTAGCACCTAAATTTGGTGATAAAATATATTTAGATTTTGATTTTTCTGTTATTCCTGAATTACAGGAGGATATGGAAAAAGTAGTTACTCAAATGTCGCAGGCATGGTGGATTACTCCAAATGAAAAAAGAGCAGCAATGAGTTATGCAGAAGAAGAAAATGATGCGATGAATGATATATATGTACCAGCAAATTTATTGCCTATTGGTGGTGAAGATGTAGAAATGCCTGATCCACAACCTTCAAAAATAGATGATGAAGAAGATGATATTGAAAAAATGTTATCAAATTATATTACACAAAAAGATAAAATAAGAGGTTTTGAAGATGCTTATACAACACAGGAAGAAGCAGAAGATCGTGCAAAAGAATTAGGGGGTTCAGGATATCACACACATGATTATGATGGGCAAACAATATATATGCCTTTTAAAACTCATGAAGAATATGAAGAAGCTGTAAGAAATAATAAGCAAGTTTCTGGTAGTGTAGAAAAAGGATTAAAAAAAAAATTAGAAGATCACAATAAATCGGTTTCAGTTAGTTATAAAAAAACATCCTTAGGTACTTTAAAAAAGGTATTTAAAAGGGGTGTTGGTGCATATAACACTAATCCCTCAAGTGTGCGACCTAGTGTCAGTAATGCTGACCAATGGGCGTATGCTAGAGTCAATAGCTTTCTTTATGCTTTAAAAAATGAACGATTTAGAGGTGGTAAACATGATACAGATTTATTTCCATCTGGGCATAAATTAAGCTCAAAAAATGAGAAGAAAGCTGAAGGATTTTCTGATTATCCACAAAGTGCTACTAATAATGCTAAAAGAATGATTGAATGGAGAGAAAAATATGGAAGGGATGAAGTCAAAGGTGGCACATCTGTTGGATGGCAAAGAGCATCGAGTTTGTCAAAAAGGGAAAAACTCACAGCAGAAACAGTTGGAAGAATGGCTGCTTTTAATAGACATAGAAAAAATGCAACAGTAGATCCAAAGTTTCAAGACACACCATGGAAAGACAATGGCTATGTAGCATGGAATTTATGGGGTGGCACAAGTGGTGTTAATTGGGCAATAAAAAAAATGGAACAGATTAGAAACAATGATTAATGCTTTCAAAAAAAATTACAGATAAATGGAGGAATGATTATGATAAACAATTATCATTAGCAGAAAAAAAATTAGTTCCTCAAGTTGCTAGATACTATAGAGAAGAATATTTTAAGGGAGTCGATATTTTTATCAAAACTGAAAATATAGATTACATTACTTTATTCAAATATGATGATTTCCAAAAAGTTTATTTAAATATATATAATCATACTTGCATGAGGTTTGCATTTTGGTATTTTAGAAATTCAGATAAATATGAAGAAAAAAAAACTGCTAATGATTATACAGAAACATGGAGAACTGCTTTTAATCATTATGCTGGAAGAATGGCTGCTCAAAATGTTACTTTAGTAAGTGGCACAGCAAAGAAAACTTTAATGAGTGTAATACAAAAATTATACAGAGATCCTGATTTTGTATCTAAAGGGGCAGATGAAAGAGCAAGAATACTTAGAAGCAAATTTAGACAATATTCAAGGGTACAGGCATTAAGATTAGTTAGGACAGAATCATTAAGAGGTGCAAGTTATGGAGTCGAACAAAGTGCTTTGCAAGTATATGCAGGAAGAAAATTAAAAAAACAATGGGTAACTTTTTTTGATAAAAATACAAGAGCTGCTCACCAAGTTGCAAATAATCAAACAGTAGATTTTGAATCTGATTTTTATGTCGGCAATGAATATATGAAAAGACCAGGCGAAGGGAGTGACCCAGGAAATGTTATAAATTGTAGATGCTCAATGATTCCTTTTCCTGAAAATGTTAAGTTACCATTTCAATAAAATATATTTACTAAATTTGTAAAAAATAATAATATGGATTTTATTTATAAAGCATCACCACTTGGTGAATTATCTGATTATGATGAAAAAAATTCTATTGTCAAAGGATACGGAAGTTATTTTGATAATAAAGATTCTGATAATGATATAATCATGAGGGGTGCATATCAAAAAACAATAAAAGAAAATGGTGAAAGAGTAAAGTATTTATATCAGCATAATATGATGCAACCAATTGGTAAAATGAAAGAATTATATGAAGATGACAAAGGTTTAGTTTTTGTCGCTGAAATTCCTAAAACATCACTTGGAAAGGATGTAATTGCTTTGATGAAAGCGGGTGTGATCACAGAAAACTCTGTTGGTATTTTACCAATACAAAAAGAGGACAAAAATGATTATAGAGAATTGAAAGAGGTTAAACTGTTTGAAATTTCAGCAGTTACTTTGGCTGCTAATGATCAGGCAAAAATTATGGATGTCAAAGGATCAAAAAGTTTTGATGACATTTATAAAAGATATGATAATCTTACTAAATTAATCCGAAAAGGCGATATCACAGATGAAATGGGGTATGCCATAGAGAGTGAAATATACAAACTTAAATCTTTATTCGTTGATGCTACTCAGCCAGTTGATGAAATTACTGAGCCAGTAGAAGAAAAATCTGAGTTTGATGTTTATAAATATTTGTTAAATAACTTAAAATAAATTTTTTCAAAATGGAAGAAAATGTAAAAAACCAGCTTGATCAATTAGGAAACATCATTGATGCGAAAATTGAAAAAGCTAATGGACAGGTGTTGGAAAATGCCAATGGGAAGATTGATGAAGTTTTAAAAGGCGAAATCAATAATCTTACTCAGAAATTCAACGAAAGATTTGACTCATTAGAAGTTGCAAACCAAAAAATGTTTGAAACTAAAAATGAATCAAAAGATTTCAAAACTAACTTAGCAAAAGCTATCAATGATGGTGCTATTGAAGGGTTAGTGAAAGGAAACAGCAATGCTGCTTCTTTTGAGATTAAAGCGGACATGACTACAGGTGCTGATTTTAGCGGTGAAGTTATAGCTGCGGACAGAGTGCCAGGATTTAAATTTGATCCTAGCAGAGCACAGAACATGAGATCTATTATACCAAATGGATCAACTGGATCTGATGTAGTTAGATTTGTTAAAGAATCAGGATATTCAAATGGAGCTGCGGCTGCTGCTGAAGGTTCTGCTCTAGGACAATCTGACTTTGATATGACTGCAAGTTCAGTTAACGTTGAGAAAATCGGAACATACCTTAGAATTTCTGAGGAGATGTTAGCAGATACTCAGCAATTAACTAGCTACATATCTAATAGAGTACCAGCTAAATTATTAGAAGTTGAAGATACTCAGATTTTATCTGGGAATGGTTCATCACCTAATTTAAGCGGTTTATATTCTTCAGGTACTAACTTTGATGTTAGTTCAAGTGGAGCTTACTACCAGTCAGTAGAAGCTGCAAATGAATTTGATGTTTTAGTTGCATCGATAAATCAATTAGCTTTATCTAATTATAAGCCAAATTATATTATTTTAAACCCAACTGATTTCCATAAGATTTTATTACTTAAGGATAGTACTAATAAGTACTTAAAAGATCAAGTATATCAAGGGTTACAACCTAACTTTATGGGTGTGCCAGTAATTGTAAACAATGCAATTACAGCAGGTACATTCTTTGTTGGTGATTTTAATTCTGCTCAATTATGGATCAGAGAAAACTTATCAGTTTCTTTCCATAGAGAAGACGGAATCAACATTAGAGAAGGATTCGTTACGGTAAGATGTCAAGAAAGAATAGCATTAGCTACTTACTTGCCACTTGGAATAATTGATGGTACATTTAGCACTGCTAAAGCTGCATTAGAGACACCATAATAGGGGTTTTTATTGTTATTAATATTAAAAGGGGGATTAATTTCCCTCTTTTTTTATGGAGTAAAACATAAAAAATATCTTTTTTTTTAAAAAATACTTTGTGAATTAAAAAATTGTTTATATATTTGAAGTAAATAATCAAACAATGAAACAAATAGTAATTAGAAATTTCAAAACTGCAAAAGGTCAAAGAGTAACAAAAGGTACTGAATTGACTATAATGCCTTTAGTAGGTGTAACAAACAGAGTAGATTTAGTTCAAATAGTAGGTAAAAATTTTACTATGAATACTTTAAAATCTACTGCAATTAAATTAACAACCTTAGAAAAATAATTATGAAAGAACAAACACACACTAGAATAATTAATTTCATGGGCAACTCATTCTTTGTTGAATTTACATATTGGTCAGGAGAAAAAGAAACAAATTCTCCACCTAGTGCTGATATTGTATCGATACATTACAATGAAGTTGATGTAACAAATATAATTCAT